AAATAACAAAAATGGAAAAACAAAAATTAAACAAATTTATCTCACGGTATAATCTTGCTGGACTTGTAGAGTCAGTAGCTTGGAATACAGAAAACAACGTATTAAAGACATCATTTATTTCAGATGATAAATCTGTGTTGGGTTCAGTTTCAATGAAAGACTTTAAATATGAAGATGCGAAATTCGGAGTATATGATACATCCAAGTTAACTAAAATGTTAAGTGTACTTGGTAACGATGTGGAATTTGATATAGTATCAGTAAATGATAAGGCAGCATCTTTAAAATTCAAAGATGGTTCAACTTCTGTTAATTATATGCTTGCAGAATTGTCAATAATTCCAAATGTGCCGGATTTAAAACAACTTCCAGCGTTTGATATTAAAATCAAACTTGACCAGAACTTTATTACAAAGTTTATTAGAGCAAAAGGAGCATTGGCAGAAGAAAATACTTTTACTTTTGTAACCAAAAACGGAAAATCTCAAATTATACTGGGATATTCAAGTATTAACACAAACAGAATTACTATTGATGTAGATTGTGAATGTCCTGACACAACAGATCCAATTTCATTTTCATCAACATATTTGAAAGAAATTCTTGTTGCGAATAAAGAAGCAAATGATGCTACTTTAGATATTTCATCAAAAGGCTTGGCACACATTCACTTTGAGATAGATGAATATTCAAGTGATTACTTTTTGGTCGAAATAGACTCGTAATGGAAGAAGAGAGGGATCATTTTTACGAAAGAACCAAGTTTTCCGAATTCAAATCAAATTCAACATATCATCAGTTACTACAACTAACTGATGATGAGTTTGATGTATGGGCAAAGTTGCTTAGAAAGGAAATTGTTGGTCAATGGGATTTATATGATATGCCACCAGTAATCGGTAAAAATGTTGATGGGATTGTTAAATCCTTTAAAAAGTTACGAGGCAATAGTTGTGATTTTTGGGAAAAGGATTTATCAGATGATCCTACGAGTTTGGGTATAATAAAAAACTTTAATAAAGATGGGTCACCAATCAATCAGTTTTTCCCAACTATGTTAAAAACTAAAGTATCATCTGGGGCAACTCATGACAGTGGGTTATCCATTTATGATTACTTTGGAAATGATGAAATGGAAAAGACGTTTATTTCTATTATGAAGCGTGCAGTAAGGAAGGATTCTATGTATATCTTTTCACACTCGCTTATTGATAAAAAGGATGTTAATCCATTTTGGACTGGACAGACCGGGTATGATTTTCTAACAGATGTTCATAATGGAAAGGTTTTCATTGGTGAGTATTCAGATTACGAAATCAGTATAGTTAAGATGCAGCGAACTTCATTGGCTAATTACGGTAGATTGAATGATAAATTTACTGGATTCAAAAATATATATTTAGAGGCATCCGAAATAACTGAATTGATTGAGAACGGTATATTGCCCAAATCTAAACTCAATGGGTTTAATGATGTTGTTGAATATAAACTTCTTAAAAACGGTAAAAAAACCGAATATGTATATCAAGTTAGATGGTATGAGAGAAAATTAGAAGTCTTTCCGAAACTATTACAGGTAATTAGATTGTCTTGTGGTCAACCGGTAGTGAACTTTCCTGCTTTAACAGCGAAATATTTATACGAGAGGTTTACATCACATATTGTTACTGATGATCCACTAATAGTTTACGATTCATCAGCAGGTTGGGGTGGTAGGATAATTGGTGCAATGAGTAGTAGAAAAAGAATCCACTATGTGGGTACTGATCCAAACCCTGATAATTTTATACCGGAACTTGGTATATCCCGATATGAGTATGTGGCAGATTTCTATAATGATAACTGTATAGATGATTATTCTGAATCATTAGGTAAATTTTTTGAAGTGGAAAAACAATCAAATACGTTTGAAATGTTCCAAGATGGTTCTGAAACAATTGAGCAAAATCCCCGTTTTGATAAATATAAGGGCAATTTGGATTTCTCATTCACATCACCACCATATTTTAACCGAGAACGGTACGGGGATGAAGGTACAGGTCAATCTTGGGATAACTATACTGATTATGATAATTGGAGAGATAACTTCTTAAAACCAACCCTAACCACTATTTATAATAATTTGAAACCCGATAGGTATTGTGCGTGGAATATTGCTGATATCAAAATTGGTGCTGACAAATATTACGAATTAGAGGGAGACTCTATAAAAATTATGGAAGAACTCGGTGGTGAGTATAGGGGTAAACTTAAAATGTTAATGTCCCGTATGGTTGGTTTAGATCCAACTAAATCAGGTATCAAGAACTCATTAAAACGAAATGGTAAGGGATATAAATACGAACCGATATTGATATTTTATAAACCGATGGTATGAAGGTGTATAATATAGAGCACCCACATGTGTCGTTACCCGAATTTCAAACTCGGTCAACCGGTGAGGTTGAAATGATTATGAGGCATCATAATTGTAAAACTGTAAAATATGAAATAAATGAGTACGGTCCTTCCGCAATTGATAGATTTTTAATTGATATTCATGATAAAGAAAACGCAAAGGAGTTGTATTTACATGAAATGGCAGAAATGCCAGTTGTATATTCACCAACTTCGTTTCTACCAATTAAATCAATACTGGTTTCATATTATGCACACGATAAATTAACAAAAGAACAAAACTATGTATTATGAATTAGAGGGCGATTTAATTGCCCTTGCCAAACAAGGAAAATTTGATGTAATTACACATGGTTGTAATTGTAGGTCTATAATGGGGGCGGGAATTGCAGTACCAATGAATTTACATTTTGACTGTTCTCAATTTCCAATGGAATTACAGGGGGCATCGGCATTAAAACTTGGCAATATTGATTACGAAACAAAGTACTTTGAAAGTGGTAAATGGGTGAAATACCCTGATGAGGCTGGGAAGTGGGTTGATGGTAAATTGATAGTAGTAAACTCATATACACAAAATTTCCCAAATGCAAATTTAAAACCAATTGATTATGAGGCACTTACATTGTGTATGAGAAAGATAAACATACGATTTAAAGGTATGCATATAGGTTTGCCAAAAATCGGAGCTGGGTTGGCTGGTGGCAATTGGAGTAGAATCAAGAAAATAATACAAAGAGAATTAGTAGATTGTAAAACAACAGTAGTTATATACAAAAAATAATATGAATAATTTAGAAATTTTAGAAGAAGATTACAGTAAGGCTATTACAGCATTTAATAACTTTATAGATTTGCACGAAATTGTAGATGGTGATACATCATTTTTAACGGATGTTCAGTTAGATGAATATGAGTGTTTCCAAGAATGGATTGTTTCTATTGAACGGGATATTAGTGAGTTCACAGAATTTTCATAATGAGTAAACTCCAGGAAATATTCAACGGTTGGGGGAATTATGTTAGGGATGAATTTAATGTACTTCCACCAAAGGTAAAGATAATGGCAGAAATGCGTTTAAATCTATGTCATACTTGCATATTGCGTAGTGGTAATAAATGTAATAATAATAAAACTGCTATACATATAATTACAGGAAACGCTGTAACGGGGTGTGGTTGTTATTTGTCAGCCAAAGCCCTATCAACAAATATACACACAAAATGCCCAATGGGCAAATGGTAGGTCGGTTTTTTGTACCGAAATTTAATTTTCTTATATTTATAGTAAAGGAACTATATTATGAGAAAAGCAAAAAAATACCATTACATATATAAAACTACTAATTTATTAAATGGTAGGTATTATTATGGAATGCATAGTACAAATAATTTAGATGATAATTATTTAGGTAGTGGAACGTATTTAAGACGTTCAATTAAAAAATACGGGAAAGAAAACTTTAACAGAGAAATTATAGAATTTTGTAAAACTCGAAGAGAATTAAAATCACGAGAGACGGAAATTGTAACGTTGCAAGAAGTTGCAAATCGAAATTGTTATAATGCAGCAAGGGGTGGTATGGGTGAACATTCAAAAGGTCCAAAATTTGGATATACACATTCCGATGAAGCTCGTAAAAAAATGAGTATTGCAAAGCAAAATATGACTGATGATACTAAGCAAAAGCTCAGAGAAATAAACTTGGGTAAGGTTCTAAGTGATAAACATCGTAAAAAAATGAGTATTGCACATTTAGGAATAAAAAACCATTTTAATGGTAAATTTCATTCAACTGAAACAAAGGATTTAATATCTAAAAACAGTATTGGTATTAAAAAGCCACAAAAACAAGTGAATTGTCCTCATTGTAATAAAGTGGGTGGAATGAGTTTGATGAAACGATACCACTTCGACAATTGTAAAATGAAAAAAAAATAAAAATATGTTAGAAAAAGTAAAGCCTTTAGGGGATAGAGTACTCGTAAAATACGATGCAAAAACAGAATCAAAATCAAAAGGTGGGATTATATTACCAGATACGGAATCACGGGGAACTTTGGTATTTGGTGAAGTTATATTAGTAGGTAGTGGTATATATTCCATTACCGGAATCCCAATACCTATGACTGTAAAGGTGGGTGAAACGGTAAGTTTCAAAAAAGATATGGTAAGTGATCCTATTACAGTAGATGGTGAGGATTACCTATTGTTCAGAGAACAAGATTTATTAATGACAATTGAGAAATAGATAGTATGGGATTTTTTGAACAGGAGAAACCAAAAGAAAAAAAAGAAAATTCACTTTGGTGTGAAAAATGGAGACCGGATACCTTATCCGAATACGTGGGGAATGAGCATTTAAAAGAAAAAGTAGGTGATTATATAGAAAGTGAGGATATACCTCATTTATTATTTTACGGCAAAGCGGGTACAGGGAAAACCACACTAGCACGATTGATAATGAATTCAATCAAATGTGATTACATTGTAATTAACGCATCCGATGAGCGTGGTATTGATACAATCCGAACAAAAATTAAAGGGTTTGCATCAACAATTGGATTTCAAAATATGAAAATTATTCTATTGGATGAAGCAGATTATCTTACACCTGATGCGCAAGCAAGTTTACGTAATGTAATGGAAACATTTTCCCAACATTGTAGATTTATTTTAACTTGTAATTATGCTGAAAAAATTATACCTGCGATACAGAGTAGATGTCAATCATTTCAAATAGTACCGCCAACCAAAAAGGATGTTGCCATACAAGTTAATAAAATACTAACGGCAGAAAATATTCAATTTGAATTAAAAGATTTAGTTCCAATTATTGATTCGGCATATCCTGATATTAGAAAAATCATCAACACATGCCAATCCAACTCAAAGATATTTACAAAAGAAGTAGATGGTAAGCGTGGGTTGTTAAAGGTGAATGTTGGTAGTATTTTAGAATCGGATGTTAAATCAAAAATAGTAGATATTTTAAAATCCAATCTGGATGTTCGTAATAAGTATGTAAATTCAAGACAAGCTGTAGCTGATGCAAGACTTCAGGATTTTACAGAGATTTACACATATCTATATGAAAAGGTAGATGAATTCGCTAAATCTAATACTTCAAGTATAATTCTGCTATTGGCAGAGGGACAGTATAAAGATGCTTTAGTGGTGGATAAAGAGATTGTATTTATGGCAACTCTTATAGGAATTATAGGAGCAATAGGATAATAGTATGAATGTAGATGAATATTTAAAAGAATTTACCGAAGAAGAAAAAACGGCATTCTGGGATGACTACAATAAATCCAAAATCACCCGTGAGGATTTTATGGCACAATATTCGTTAGACCATGAATGTTGCCCGAAATGTGGTGCAACCACACATAGCACTACATTAGTGCAATATCCGTTTTATTCAGACCACCCTGGGACCTTTGAAGATAAAAACCATTGTACTTGTAAATGTGGTGATACACATTCAACACATGAGAGGGTGGTAAAACAATGAAAAGAAAAAGTACCCTTCAACGGATATTGGAGGAACATAATTGGATAAGTGATAAGGCTTCTACTTTAGAATCCAGACCGAGTAGCTTAATTAAACGTATTAAACGTATTATGTATAAAATTTTTACTAATGAAATAGTTATAGGATTTTTACTATCATTGTTACTTATATCATTACAGTTGTTTGCTGCCGGAAGATAAAATCACAAATATGAGTACAGAAATAAAAGTAGTAAACTTAAACAAAGAAATTGTTTTCATGAGAGTTATGATCCAGATAATTGGTGTAATAGGATAAAAATGTTGAAAATATTATTTTCTTATATTTATAAGTAATAACATTGTAATTATAATATGAAAAAAGAAAAGCAAATAATAGTAAGAATTGATTCCGAATTATTTAGTGCATATAAGGAGTATGTAGAATTAAAGCGTACTACCATGTCTCACGAATTACGACAATTTATTGTAACTCAAATTTTGGAGGGAAGTAGCGATGTCACTTGTATATAGACATAGAAGAAATGATACGGGTGGCGTATTTTATATAGGAATGGGTTCTGAAAAGCGACCATTTGATAAAAATAAGAGAAATCGTTTTTGGAGCAGTATTGTCAAAAAGCATGGATATTCTATTGAAATTTTAATCACGGATATTTCACATAAGCAAGCTTGTGATATCGAAATTGGATTAATTGAATATTATGGACGTATTGATTTGAAGACAGGATTGCTTGTAAATATGACTTCTGGTGGAACGGGGGTAGAAATGGGAGAAAGAAATGTTGCAAAACGGCCCGAAGTCCGTGAAAAACTACGAATAACAAGTTCCAAATTAAAACATTCCTCAGAAACTAAGAAATTACTTAGTGAAATAAATATGGGAAAGGTACTATCGCAAGAAACCAAAAATGCAATATCTAATGGTTTAATGGGACATGAGGCAAGTAAGGGAAATAAAAACCCCAAATCAAAGGAATTTATAATAACACACCCAACTGGATTGATTGAAATTATAAAGGGATTGCGTGCATTTTGTAGATTATATAATTTAAATAGAAGACAGATGCGACTTGTTGCACAGGGAACTAAGGATAATTATAAACAATGGAAATGTGAATATAAAGAAAACCAAAGTAGTGCATTTAAATAAAGAACCATACGATATTTACGTTGGTAGGCATTCAGATCCAATAATTGGAAAACGGGGAAACCCATGCACACACAAAATAAATTTTATTAAAATAAATAAATAGAAAATGGCAAACATTATAGGAAACAAAGACAAAGAACCGAATTATGATTTATCAAAATCAATAGAATTGGTATGTGCGGATTGCGGACACAACGTTTTCATTTCGGCAGTGATGTTCAGAAAAATATCAAAAATAGTAACTGGTACACCCAAAGATGCAACCATACCGATCGAGGTATATTGTTGTGGGGAATGTGGAGAAATACAGCAAGAATTACTGCCACCAGAACTGAAATTAAAAGAAGTAGAGTAATGATAAATCATAGTGGAGGTTGCGACGGGTCGGATATGTACTGGGAATTTGAAGGTAAGAAATATGGAATAAATACAGTATCTTACTCATTTTACAACCACGTACAACATGGTGAAAACCCCTTCGTTCTAACAACAGAGGAACTTATCGAAGGTTATGAACATGTAAAAATTGCATCTAAATCATTATATAGACCACTCGACAGAATTGTATATCCATATATCAAAAATCTAATTTCACGAAATTGGTTTCAAGTTAAAAATGCTGACACCATTTTCGCAATTGGAATGTTCGATGGAAAGATCCACAAAAAAGTAAAAGGTGGAACGGGTTGGGCAGTTCAAATGGCAATTGATAATAAAAAAGTGGTGTATTTTTTCAACCAACCAACTAATGAATGGCACATCTATTCATATCAGTATAAAAAATTCGTACCGTACTATGCAACACCCAAACTCACAGAGAATTTCGCAGGAATTGGTACACGGGAACTAACTGCGTTTGGTGAATTGGCAATTAAAAACGTATATGAATATACATTTAAAGATATAGAAAATGGCGGAGATTAAAACGCAATCATTATTTGACCATATTAAAAACATTACCGAAAAGCAAGACCCAAAATATTGGGATAATTTAAGTGATGGTAGTAAAAAAACGTGGAATTCGTACATGATACATAGATTTCTTTCAATGAATCCAGATTGGATTGAATTGATTGCAGAGATACAACCATATACACAGATATTGGATCCAAAATCCCTATATCTTGCATATATAGGACTGCTACCACGGGGTAAATATTATTTAAGATATGTAAAAGGTAAAAAAGAGAATAGATACGAGCAATGGTTACTCGATTTAATTAAAACGGATTACCTTTGTTCATTAAGAGAAGCGGATGATTATTGTGAAATATTATACGGAACTCAAAAAGGTAAAGAGCATATCAAGTATATATGTCAGAAGTATGGAATTGAACCTAAACAAATCACAAAATTGAAACTTAAATTAAAATAATATGTTTAATGATGAAGGACGTTGGCACGGTGTTGTCAAAAACGAAATAAACGAAAAGTTATCAAAACTAACATTGGATGAACTTGATATGATATCAGAAATCATTGATGATACAATAAAGAAACAGAAATAATAAAAATATAAATAACATAAGAATACAAAGAAATCCGAAATAACATTGTTTATCCCGGATTTTTTTCGTATATTTACCAAGTAAATTAAAGATGATATAAAAACAGATTCAAAATAATATAAACAATAAACTTATGAAATGGTACGATGAAAGAATACCCCAATATGTAATTTATACTTTATTTTACCTCGTAGGGTGGAAATTCTTAGGATTTGAATATACCGTAATAATTGGAATAGGACAATTAATGGGGGAATTAACCTATATACAAAATAAATCCGAACAGGAATAGTTTTACTCAAATATATTCCGTACATTTACATGTAATAAAGAGAGAGTTTAATTTAAAACACTAACGATATGAACAAGTTCGGATTAACAGAATTGAAAGGGCAGATGATGGTAAATACAGAATCAAGTGTTGTTTCTTACATCATTGAAGATATTGAAGAACCCATCACAAAAAAAATGTTGAGGCACATTAAAACCGAAATAGGCGGTAATTATACTTTAGTCACCAACGCAGGTGTTGAACTTCACAGTTCGGAAGTTGTAGATAATCAATGGAATGGTATCAGAATCGTAAGATATACACCGGATTACTAATAACATCAAAATTATAATGGTGAATATTTAAAAATAAATACATATTATTATGAAAATGGATATCGAACTTAAACATCTATATAACCGGCTTATGAATCCGTACTTTGAACAAAGTACTACAATAGGTAGTATTGATACCGATACATATATGAGGAACTTTGGTTCTATTTCTAACATCCATACATCTATTAAGAAACTTGATAAAAAATTAAAAGATTACGTAGTACTAACCTCCCAAAAATAAAATAATATGCCAGCAATTTGGATGAAACGAACTTCCCCAGCAACTAAATCGTATAAACCCGAAGATATGCTTGGACCAAAACAGGAGAAATTCCTAAAGGAGTTGATAAATCAAAAGTGTAAGTTATCAAAACGAGAGGATTATGTGATAGGTGTAGTATTGGCAAATCAATCATACCACGAAAATCACCAATATCATTTGAACAAATTACGTAAGAAATATGGACATATAATGGAAATGAATTCGAAATAATTTGTTTAATTAAAATATTTTCTGTATATTTACTATGTAATAAAAAAGAGAAACTATTATGGCTGAATTAAAAATTTATAGAAATAATGTGAAGTTCCAAAAACTCACTAATACATTTTCAGTAAATGGTAGGGGGGTTCGATTTGGAACAAAACACTCATTGGAAAATGAAAAAACTGGCAATATTGTAGAGTTTGATTTTTCACATTCCACAGGTAGTGAATGGGATACTTCAACTAAATGGATATATAAATCCGTAAATGGGCACATTTTAGAGATTGGTAACGAGGACGTTACAAAATCCCAAGCAAACGATTATTTAAGAGCTAAATTAAGAAACTAATATGATTGAAAATTTCACACAATTTGAAAAAGATTCCAGAATGATTGGAGAATTTATTGGATTGGAAATGGATATGAACGATTATCCATATAAAATGAAATTCCCACACTTCATTTCAGAGAATCCAGTTGTACCGAATCCAATGGTAGCTAATAGGGATTTTTGTGAGTGGGCTGATTCATATACAGTAGATGGTGATACAGGTGGATATTGTTTATCAATCAATTCATTTGAATTTAATTCAGATTGGTCTTGGTTGATGTTTGTAGTTGAAAAAATAGAAAACATTAAGGATGAAGATGGTTGCTATATGTATACATTAGAAATGGGTAGAGATTATTGTACAATTTCACGAAATACCTTTAAAAAAGAATATTTATTTTCATCTTCAACATATAATAACAAAAAAATCTCGGTTTATAATACGGTAGTTAAATTTATAAAATGGTTTAATAAAAATAACAAAGATGAATAGAGCTGACTTATTACGCGAGAAACGACTTGAACTGGAAAATTTAACAACCAAAACGGCAGTAGATAAATTGTTGGAAGAAGTTGAAGAATCATTCTTGGCTGGATATACTGGAAAAACATTTGGGAGTTATATAACACCAAAAATGGGTATGTTAATAACCGAAGCAGGATTTCAATATAGAACATTTTCAGATGGGGACTTTGAAGAATCTTCGATTTGGATTTAATAATAAACAAATAAATATAATACATATGCACTTAATATTAGTCACCCGTTTTAAACAACAAATCTACATAGATGAAGTTAAAGTAGTGGATGATGCTTTACATTACAAACTAAATTCGAGCGATACTTGTTGGCAATCTATCAGTAGATCCCTCGTATCTCACATCCAAACTAAGGAAACTAGATCAATTTAATACTCAATAATAACTATATATGAAATTAACAGAAGAAAAATTACAAGAAATAAAAAGAAAAACAGGCAAATTAAAAGCTGCCTATTCTAACCTAGTAGCAGAGCAAATCGGATTTAAAGAAGTGGTTGGTGGTTACGAAGATGAATTGGATATGGTTTTCAGTAATGAAAATGATGTGGAATTGATAACATTAAATAATGAAATCGTAGAGCTTTCTGAAAAATTATGGCATTAGTGTAATCAACATCATACAAATATAATTATAAAAGAAATCCGAAATAACATTGTTTATCTCGGATTTTTTTCGTATATTTACCATGTAATAAAAACCGGGATATGAAAACATTATATTTATTAAGAGGACTACCAGGAGCAGGAAAATCTACCGTTGCAAAATCATTGGGTGGAATCAATATTGAGACTGACCAATACTTTATGGAAGATGGAGAGTACAAATTTGATGCTACTAAATTGGGTCTTGCACACGACTTTTGCCAATCTCAAACACGAAGTTGGATGGCAATTAAAACTGACCAATTTCAGCCTGAAACCATTGTAGTTTCAAACACATTCACAACTGAAAAGGAACTGAAACCGTATATTGAAATGGCAAAGGAATTGGGATATAGGGTCGTATCACTAATTGTTGAAAATTTTCATGGTGGAAAATCAATTCACGATGTACCGGAAACAGCAATGGAAAAAATGAGAAAAAGATTTTTCGTGAAATTGAGATAATATAAAATACTAAACGAATATAAATCATTAAAACTATGATAGAACTTAAAAATCAAGGTAACGGTCGAATTCCAGTAAATAATATTCCATTTGAATCAAAGGAAGATGAAATATATCATTTGCTTAATGAAATAAAATCGATTGAAATAGATATGCCAATTAAAGAAAAGCTATTGGGATTTATATTATTGGATTCTACATCAAAAAAACTGATGGTGGGTAGATGTAAATCTCGTTTAGCCGAATTGGATTATTACCCCGGAATATTAAATCATTAAAACTATGAACAAATTGACACAACTTTTGATGAAACATTTTGTATATTCAATGAATGATATTGATTTTGAATGGGATTTATTAACAGACTCAGAGCAAGAGATTTTCGAAACCGAAGAAACCTTTAACATAGTTGTTAGAGAGGTAAAAATACAACTAAAATGATTAAGATATGAGTATGTTAAAAATACTAAACGAATATAAATCTAAAGGCTGGTTAATTTCACAAACACACCCAACACTACCATTAACAATTTGGAACTATTCAAGAACAACTGAATATGACGGTAGGTGGGATGAAATTACTACGCAATGCAGGGGTCTGGTAACTGATGATGAAACTGGTGAAATAGTTGCAAGACCATTCCGTAAGTTTTGGAACATGGAAGAAAAAAAACACAAAGCTACCAAAACTTTTGAAGTATTTGAAAAACTGGATGGTTCTTTGATTATCGCATTTTGGTATAAAGAACAATGGGTTATTGCATCTAAGGGTTCATTTATATCTGATCAATGTGAAACGGCTGCTAAAATGATAAATGATTCAGCAGAACTCATACATGGCATGGGTGTATTGGATAAAAGGAACACGTATCTGTGGGAGGTTATCTATACTGAAAATAGAGTAGTGGTTACTTATGATTTTGAAGGACTTGTGCTATTGGCTGCATTTAATACTAAATCGGGTAATGAAATATCATATAATGATTTGATTGAATATTCTTATTTCTTCAAAATAGTTAAACGGTATGATGGTATTCTTGATTTTGATATTCTAAAAAACACCATTAGTGATAATGAAGAAGGTAGAGTAATACGATTTTCAAACGGACAGCGGATGAAAGTTAAAGGTGAGGAATATTTCAGACTTCACAAAATAATGACAGATGTATCAACTACTGCTATTTGGGAATATTTAAAAGATGGTTCATCTATGGAAGAACTATTGGGTAATGTCCCAGATGAATTCTTTAATACCATAACAAATTATATAAATGAAACGAAGTATAATTATATGGTTTGTTCTGAAATAATCGGTAAACTATTTGATGGTTATTTGGAAAGTGTAAATTATGATGAAATATCACCAAAAGTATTTTCAAAATTCGTAAATTTACAAGATAAGGCAGTACAAGGTGTATTATGGAGAATGTACTATAAACGGGATTATTCAGAAATAATATGGCGGATTATAAAACCGGAATTTAAAAAATTATAAAATGGAAGAAAAACTAATTACATTTGAAACAGCTAAATCAGCTAAACAATATGGGTTTGATGAAATAACTGACGTTATTTATGATACCTACAATAGACCTATTAGTACTAAAGAAATCACACCATACCAAAGAATGGATAATTTCAATTCATTAAAGCATAGTGATGGTAATAATAATTTCGTATCTGCACCAACGCA